GCGCTTCTTGAATTACCTTTTGCAATTCCTTCTACCGCTCCATTATCCAACGCCTCTTGTAAAGCACTTTTAAAAGTTACTTTCTTTTGGCTATTGAATTGTTTTTTGTTTGCTACTTCCATAGCGTCTAAACGCTCGTTTAATTTAGTAGCCATTCCGCTTACTTCTGATTTTACAATCTCGTTAGCTTTTTCAACAACGTTGTTTACAACGTCTGAATTAGATTTTTCAATCTTTGCGTCAATAGACTTGCTTATTCCGTCTAATTGACCTTTTAGTTCTTCGTTCATTTTTTTATGAATTTAATGAATTTAATAAATAATTATACACTTCTGAATCATTGCTTTTTACTTCAACATTCGGCGAAGTGATAATTTCTGTCGGCTTCGTGAACTCAATAAATAATGATTTTAATTTTAATACTTCTGCTTCAATAGCGTAACCCATCTCGTCTGAAATTTCGCCTTTGCGCAATAGTTTAGAAAGGCTATCGTATCGCTTAGAAACTTTTTCTAAATCTACGTTCCCTTTTACATCTAATATTTTAGCTTGGTCATTAGCTGCCAAAGTAACGGCGCTAATTTCATATAGTTTAACCTCGTTGATTTCTCTATAATCTCCCTTGTCTTGCTTTTGGATTGGCAATATACCTACACTATTTTCGGTTATTACTCCGCTTTTCATCAACTCAACAACATCTTTCCCTAGTTGCGTTTTAGCAATCTCTGCAACAAAAACTAAACCTTTGTCATCCTCATAAAGTTCAGGTCATTTTACCGATTGGTTGATTCATATCGTGTTGATATAAATATTTAACCCTAGAGCCATTCTCGGCGATTGTCTTTTTGTATGCGCCTTTCATAATTATATCAGAATCAGAATCTTTGTTTCCAAAGAATGATCCGTAACCTTTTATGATTCCGGCTTTTTCATCCGCATCGATTAACTCTCCAACCGGAGCCGCTTTATAAAGAATTGTATTCATATAGAAAAATTTTTGTAAATATACGATTTTTAAATTTTTTGATTTGCACCAAATGAAACACCAAAACCAATGTCGGATATTTCTCCGGTCGCTTGTGCGTTTTCTTTTGGAAATGGCGCTATTGAACAACGGCAATTAATGACCTCTTTAGCCGATCCTCTTGAATCTCCTGGGTACATCATTAAACTATCTCCAACGCTGAATAAATCTGTTTGATTTATTACAATACCATTTATGGCCCTATGTGTTGGCCTTGTTCTCTCGTCTGTTGCTGCAATCCATTCTTTCATCATATCGGCCGCCGGAAATATTGTGTTTGCAGACTTTAAAGTTGCAAAGTTCGCAGCACTTGTTGCCTCTGTTCTAACTAATCGCTCCGCTTGAAACGCTGAATACCTATTGAATTGGCTTCTTAAAATCCTAGTCTTTTCGGCAATACCTAGATTTTGAAAGTCAATATCAGTCATTAAATTTCTTGTAACCTTTTGAAGTGTAGCTTTTGCAGTACCACTTACTAAAGTAACCCTTTCAGCACCTACGGCAGAGCCATAAGACGCAAAAGAATTTTGCCATTCACTAACGTATTGATTTGGATTAACTCCCTTTTTTATGTATTTATCAAAATTTCTTGCATACCATTTGGCAAATTGTAAACCAATATCCTCGTATAAATCACGATAAATTTTAATTAGTTCACTTGTACTAAATAAAAGTTGAAATGATGTTTGACCGCTAGACAAAAAAGATTCTGCTCCTTTATAGTATTGGTTTTTATAGTATCGCCTTACTTTAGAGGATTGCCTTTTCTCGGCCTTGTCCAATTCCTTTTCAAAAGCCTTTTGCCATTTGTCTTTGTCTAACCTCAATTAGTCGTCTTTTAATTTGTTTACTTCTCTTATTGCCCAATCAACCCCGGCAGTTCCACCCCATAAGTTCCAAGCTACATAGCCGTTGTCCTTCCAAGGCTCTCCTTTATATCTAGGATCTATCTTTGCGTTTTCTCTGTGGCGATTAAATTGCGCCATTCTTTTAACAACATCTAAAGAAATGTTTTCTCTGTTTGCGAGTTGCGATGCTCTACGCCAACCTACTTCTGTTCCGGCAGTTACAACATCACGCCCATATTTTTCACGCCATTCAATCATCCTTTTAGCGTTATTAGTCGCAGATTGAGGATAATTATTATAGGTTTCTGCCTTAATTATTTCGTTTTTTTTTTGACCTAAAAACTTGTTTACGTCTAAATCTATTGGCTCAATAGGTAAATCAATATCGCTTGGATTTGTTGGAATTAAATTAGCCGGTATAAAGTAATCGTCTAATTGAGTATTTTCTTCATCCTTTCCGTAGTTCATTGCAGAACGCTTTTCATTTGGCGTAATCCACCACGCTTTAGATAATTGGTCTACTACCTTTTCAGTTTCCTCTTGCATCTCAGGTATTACAGAAAAATCAAACTCAATACAAAGTTTGTCGCCATATTTAGGCGCTAACCATCTATTTAATTCGTCTTTAATTTTTACAAGTTCTGGGATAACTGCGTTTTGATATAATGCTTTTTTAGCCTCTTTCATATTGTTATAAGAGGATGAATCAGTATTGTTTAGTAATTGTACCGGCACATTGTAAATATTACACAAATCTTTTATTGAGGCGTTGTATTGCGCTATCAAAGAAACATCAGACGCATTTAGTCCAAAATTAACCCAAGACATTTTATTTGGAGTTATGATAATATCTCCGGCATTGTCTGAGCCTTGATGCTGACGTCTAAATTTATCTTTTAATTGTTGCGCTTGTACCTCGTTAATGTCGCCCATCTCAGAAGTTAATAAACCTCTTGCAGTTTGGTTTTGTAGATATTTTACTCCCGTTTGTACGGCTTCATTGTTTGTTGTTAATGAACGCAAACCCGCTCTTAAAGGCGATTGTCCGTACATATGTGATCCAGTACCATCGTAGTAAGGATTGAAGTCTTTAATGTGGCAGATTTCAGATGCGTCAATGTATTTTGTTCCGTTGTATTCTAATTTATATTTAGATACCGGCTCCATTATACCATTAGATATAATCTCCATCACTTGCGAGGGCATAACATACAACTCAGTAAATTTGCCAACGTTTGCTCCAGTATCTGGGCCAATTCCGTAAATGTATCTGTTACCGGTTAATTTACCAAAAGCAATTAATTCAGTTAGCCAAGCGTTGTAAGATTGTGCCGGATTTGGTCGCTCTAATATTTTATGCAACTCAGTATCTTGTAATTCAACCAATGCGTTTTTTTGCAATAGAGACGCCTTTTGAATAGACGCTGAATCCATCATTCCTGAAGTTAAAGCCTTATATCTTTTATAATCGTTTTCGTTTGTCTTTTCATAAACTTGAAACGGAATTGTTGTTGCCGCCTTTGTGATTAAATTTATCAAAGAATATATTGTTGCATTTTTTTGATAACCTTCCGTAATATAAGAATCATCGTTCTCATTGTTCCAAAGAACAGAATTACCTAGCCAATTATAAATGGCTCTGTTATATTGCTCGTTTGTGTTTTGATTTTTTTTTGAAAAATTGAATCGGTCAAAGAAAGATGCCATATTTTAAAGTAATATAAAATTTTCGTAAAAATACAAAATTTAAAATTGTTTTTAAACTACAAAAAAGTTGTTAATTAAATTCCTTTCGATAGCGTAGGAAGTTACGTCAATATGCTCATCGTGTTTAGCATTTGGAAACGTGCTAACTTGTTGTAAAAACGCATCATTCCAATTATCTTTAACTAGGAAAACTCTACCGCCTTCAATAAATGGCGAGGATGCTCTCGCTCGTTCGATTTTAGAGTACCTAACAAAGTTTGTTTTTATTTCTGATACATTGTATCTAGTTTCACGCCTTAATAGCTGCACAAGTGATTTCCCGGATGCTTTAGGCTCGACTAATATTTGCGATATTGGAACTCCGCAAGATTGCACAAAAGAGGTAACAAAGTTTTTTAGTTCAGGCATCTCTAAATACTTATCAATGCTTTTAAATATGTAAAGATTGTCGCCACTTTTACCGCTTATTTGTATTCCGGTCGGATCGTTTCTCGTGTCTTTGGTATAAGCGCCATCAATATACATTTCAAAAGATATATCGCTCGGTAACTCGGCTCTGTGTATAATATTAAACCAATCTTTTCCTCCACTCTCCACCCTCTGGAGGCGACGGGATTTGTAAATACTGACCACTAAAAGTATATCTATCCGCTTGGCGTATTGCTTCAAGTTCCTCAAAAGAATGTTTCTCAGGCCATAACGCATTGTTATCGTCATCTAATGCTGCTAACTTTAAGTGATGCCATTGCTCTCCACTTCCGCCATCTAATAAATAACCGCTCAAATCTTCCTCGTGTAACCTCTGCATAATTACGATAATAGGAACATCCCTATCATTAACCCTTGAACGAATAGTTGTATTGTATCGATTGTTTATAAACGACCGCCTAACGTCTGATAATGCGTCATCAGGTTTTAATGGATCATCAATTATAATTGCTCCACCAGTACCCGCACCAAACCCGGTAATTGCACCTCCTGAAGATGTTGCATAAACTCCACCGCCTTGCGTTGTGTACCATTTCTTTTGTGATTGTGAATCCTTTTTTAGTTGTAAATCCCAAATGCGTTGATAGGCATCTGAATTAATATATTCTTTTGTCATTGAACTATTGTCAAGCGCCAACGAATCAGAATAAGATAAATGAATAAACTTCGCCATTGGATTTTTAGCAAGTGTCCAAGCGATAAACATTTTAACGGCTATTTCAGTTTTTCCGTAACGTGGAGGTATATTAATTATAAGGCGCTTAATTTCGCCGTTATGAACTTTGTGTAATGTGTTGGCTAATGTTCTATGAAACTCTGCGGCCTCGAATTTATTTCCGGTGTTTTCTTTGAAAATATAACGAGTAAAAAACAAAAGCGAATCCTCACATTTTTGCTTTATTATTTCGTTAATATTCTTCATTTAAAATGTCGTCAATCTTTTTTCTTGCTTCGTTTGATAATTTGCTCGTACTAACCTCTGCGGTCATCTCTACCTCTTTACGTTCTACATAACCACGCTTTTTGCCTTTGGTCTTTAAATAGAATATTGTTGCAGTTGTGTTTCCGTCTTTTATTTGTTGGTGTAATTGTGATTCAGCAAAGTCTAAAGTTAGGTTTTGAAGTTCATCAACAGACGCCTTAAAGTCTTGGTCATTATTATAATACTTGTAGAATGTACTCCTATTACAATCAACTATTTTACAAGCCGTTGTAACTACTCCGAGCGATTTTTCTAGCGCTTCTAAAAGATTCCTTTTTAATATGTCGGTTTTTGTTGCCATATCGCAAAGTTAAAAAAATATAAATACATAAAAAAAACCTCCCATTTCTGAGAGGTACAAACTTAAATTTTATGAAAAAGAATTTTAAACTTGGTCGTTCTTAATTCTATGCTAAATTATAATTTTTCTTTTAGTTGTGCAAATTTATTTACCGCACAATTCGCAAACCTCTTTATCTCTATCGTTTTTATCGTCTTGGTCATCATCAATAGGAACATCATAAACGGGTAGATCAACCCCCCATTCAACTAATTTTTGAACATCCCATTCATTGGCTAGTATATCCCAATCCCACTCTCCAAAGCCTACATTGTCTTTAACAATAAACTCTTGCTTCTGTTCTTCTGTCCAACCTTGTGCAATATCAATCCAAACCTCAAACAACCCGGCAGACTTACAAGCCTTTAAACGCATATTTCCGCCAAGAACAACCATATTCTCATCAACTACTATTGGCCTTTTCTCTAACATCTCAGGAAACGCCTTAATTGACTTGACTAATTTTTTAAATTTAGAATCTTTTATGAATCTTGGATTGTCCGGATTTTCTTTTACAAGTAAAATACTTATAAGTTTTTTTAAAGAATAGTAAAATCTATTTTCTAAATTATCCTCTACATAATTAATTTTAGGATTTTCTTTTACAGATGCAATATTTACTTTTTTTTTCAAAAGAGTAATTATTTATCTTGTGTAAACCAAACAAAAGAAATTCCAACTACCGCAATAAAGAATTGTAAACAATGTTCTGTTTCTCCGGTTAAATCTGTTTCGCCAAAATCGTCATCCATATTAGAATTCCAATAATTAGCGCCAAAGCAAATTCCGAATAAAGCAAAAATAGTTGTGTTGAAGTTTATGTTCATACTTGCCAGTATTTTTTGTAAATATACAAATATAATTCTATAACTTTTTTTTGTGCTTCCTCTTGTTTGTATATTTTTGGCGATACTTTTTTGTCTCCATTTTCGTTAATTTCAACTTTTAAACCTTTTTTTGTAGGTAGAACGCCAACTAAAATATTGTTTTTTATGCACCATTGAATTGCCTTTCTGTGTTCGTCTGTTTGCGGTATGTTTATTTTTTTATTATTCGGCATACTAAAATGGTACATTATCATCGGTTACAACTTCAAACCTTTTTGTATTTAAATCGACATCCCTATAAACACCGCCGTTTTTAAAATCAGGAGCAATATCAAAATCTCCTAGTTGTCCGTTTTCTTTACGTTTTACTTTTTCTACATACATTTTAACAATATCAGAATCAAATTTTGTACGTTGTCCAATACATCTATAAACTATTAATCCGTTGTATGCCTTGTTAAAAAAGTCAGCAGAGCCACTTATATCATACAAAGTTGGTTTTTTATAGTTTCCGTTTTCGCTTTCTATTTTTCTAGGATGCGCCACTAAAAACAAATGTGTATTTGTTTGCTGACAAAATTGTGTAATTTCCGATAATACTTTTCCGATATAAGAATGGTCTCTTTGTGCTGAATGGTCGAGCATATTCCAGGGATCTATCACACAAACATTAATTCCTTTTTGAAATACCAACTCTTTAAAATGGTTTAATATTGCTTTTAAAGTTAGATTTTCTAAATCTATTTTAACCCAATAAAAATGATCTTCAATAAAATCTTTTGTGTTATTTAGTTGGTTACTATCGCAATTAGTTTCGTTTAATTTATTAGCAATTCTTTTTATGTGGCCCTCGTATGGGAATGATTCAGGAGCAAAAATTGCGCATCTCATATCGTATGAAGTTGCTAGGTTGCAAAATATTTGATCCATTACATCGGATTTTCCTGAATTTGGTATTCCGGTTACAACAGTCCACTCTCCTAAAGACATTTTAAAATATGTATCTGAGTTTGGCAAACCTATTGAATAGTTTTTAACTCCGGCCTCATTATAATTTAAAACCGATTGCCAAATATCATCAACATTTAAAACTCCTTCTAAAGGAAAGTTTTTAGCGCCTTTTATAACATTCCTTAATGTTTCTGCTCCCTTAGATATTAAAATCTCGTTAGCATCGTTATAATCGCCAAAATCAACGTATTTGCAACGATATGCTCCAAACCTTCTTGCGAGTTCTTTCCTAAGTTCAATTCCAGGATTGTCGTTATCTGTGCAAAGTATGATTTCTTTTTTGTCTTTAAAGTATTGCCAACAGTTGTCCAAATATTCTAGTCTTTGGCTTCCTTTAGACGCACCATTTGGAACAGAGCAAACGGAATAAATACCGGCCTCGTGTAAGGTTAAAGCATCCATTTCTCCCTCAACAATATAAATTTTGTCCATTTCTTTTATATTGTCAAGGCCATAAAATATAAGTTCAGCGCCTGAAACCATTTTAAAATTCTTTTGCGAATCCCTATATTTTACGTTTACAAGTTCATTCTCTCGGTAGTAGTTAAAGTTTACGGCCCTACGCTTTGCGTTTACTTGCGGAAAATACTCCATTGATTGCCCTACTTTCCAATGCTTTAAAGTTGGCTCTGTGATGCCTCTACCTTTAAACCATTCAATAACTGGCTCCGAAATATTTAGTTTTATTTTTTGAGGTACAATGTATTCTTGCTTTTTCTCAAATTTTGTAGTTCCTCCAAACCCGCAGTTGTGGCAATTCCATAAACCTTTGTCTAAGTCTACTGACAAACATTTATCACGTTTGTTTTTTCTTGTATGGCTACACTTTGGGCATTGTGTTTTAATTTTGCCGGTCGTTTTATTGCCGACATCAATATTGAAGTCTTTAAATGTTTTCATTAAGTTTTTGTTTGTTTTCGCTAAATTAGAAAAAATATTTTAAATATTAAAACATTCTTATTTGTTGTTTGTGTTCGTTTATTCTATTATTTGAAATTTCACAATATTTTTTATTTATTTCACTACCTATAAAATTTCTATTATATGTTATGCAAGATTTTGCAGTTGTTCCGCTTCCCATAAAAGGATCGTAAACTATATCATTTTTATCTGTACTACATAAAATTGGTATTTTAATTAATTCTTCAGGATAAACTGCAAAATGTTTTTCTTTACTAGGTTTTGTGTTTACGCTCCAGACGCATCTTTTTATTCTTCCTTTATGTGCGTTTTTATTTATATTATCAAACTCATAATCTATTTTAGACAAACCTAAATCAATTTTAAAAAAATCCTCGCTCCAATCATCAATAAAATCTTTTACCTTGTTCCAATCTTTCAATTTTGGATAACTAAATCCGAGTTTATCTTTTCTAAACCAATGTTCAATAGTAGATAATTTTATATCATTAACATTGCTAAATAATTCTTTTGCAGATGTTTTAGTTCGTAAAAAATTAACAAAAAATAAATGTTCAGGCAAATGGTTTCTTTTCTCCAATAACTTTAAACCTCTTTTTTTATTCATTCCTTGCCTTACTTGTTTTTCTTGTTCATCGTTTAAATATTTACTTTTTTTTATTTTATTTGTCTTAATACTTACTTTTGTTTTTCTTTCTTCGTATTGAGTATTAAATTTATATTTTTCACTTTTTACAAACATAAATATTCGCTCATAATCATTTACAAATCTATCTTTTGCACTTGAAGGCATTGCATTGGGTTTGTGCCATATTATATCATTTCTACAAATCCATCCATTATCAATCATCATTATTTTAAATCTGTCTGGTATTCCTATTAAGGTTTTTCTTTTAATATTACCTACTTTTTTACTTGTATAAGTGTCTCCAATATTTACAAATAAAATACCATCATCTTTTAAAACTCTATAAGCATTTGTAAACACTTCTAATAAATTATTTAAATAATCAAAAAAACTATTTTCTATTCCTATTTGATCTTTACTTCCGTAATCCCTTAAATTAAAATAAGGAGGCGATGTAATTATACATTGAATAAATTTTTCTTGCATTTTTGACATTGTATTTAAACAGTTTTCATTGTATATTTTATTTATTTCCATAATATTTTTTTTATTTATTTAAATCTGATATTTGTTTTTTTAAATCATCAATCTTTTGTTGCTTTAACTTTGATAAGAATTTAAGTCTTAAAATATCTAATTTACTAGGTAAAAACCAATCATCAGGATATGTTACCTCTAAATATCTCTCTATTTCTTTTAATGTTTCCTCCATTACTTTAATTGTTTTGATTTATTAATATTTATTGTCGCTACTTCTTTGTTTGTTAAATTGTTGTTTACAAAGTCTGTTGTTTTTGGCAAAGGTTTTTCAAACCATTTAAGTTTTAGATCCTTTAACTCAAATAAATAAATTCCTTTAGGTGTGCTATTTATGTAAATTGGAATATCGCCATAATTTTTTGATTCTTTTATTAGATATTCGTATTTAGGTTTTTCAATTATTAGTTTATCATAATGCGTTGCTCTGCATTTTAATTCAATTCTGTTTTTTGTTTCAATATCGTAACAATCAGATTTTGAAAAATTATCGCTAGTATCAACTAACAAATTATAATAGTTTTTTGATAACCATTCAAACAAATCAGATTCTCGCCATTTAGATAGGCTTTTACTTGTTGCCATCTTGAACGTATTTTTTTAAATCTTGAAATTCTTTTGTTTGCAATGTTTGTTTTATATTAAATTCATATAACTCTCCGCCTTTTGTTTTTGCTCCTAATTCTTTTTGACCAGTTGCCGGAGAGGTATAAATATAATACTCAATAATGCCTTTTATTTTATTATAGCCTATTGGTTTGGTTTTAGAGCGGTAATCATCCATAAACCTATCAATGTACTTTATGCCGTTTTTATCTGTGTTTCTTAATTTAAGAATACTTAAAAAGTTTTTCGCCCAAAATTGGTCATCTCTTAAATCTTTTGCCACGTTGTAAACATCTCGTAAATTGTATTTATCAATGCGCTGAATTTTATCTAAGCATTCCAACCATTTGTTTTTTTGTGCTTTTGTTTTCGGTCTATAATTTAAAGGAAAAAGGCTTATGAAATGTGGAAACGCCTTTTCAGTAATCTCAGTAAATATAGGCGCTTTTACATTTCGTACATTATTCTTTTTTATATTATTAATATTATTATATTTATATATAACCTTGCGCTTTTCGTCAATAGGGGTATTGATCTTTTCGTCAATAGGTATTGCGCTTTTCGTCAATAGGGTAGAAATGTAAATTCTTCTCTCTTTTATGTTCTTTGTACCTTTTTCATAAATCATTTTTAATTTTAAAAATTTGTTTGTTTCTAAGTTAGAAATCCATCTTGATACAGTAGATTTTGATACGTTATAAAGTTGTGAAAAATACTCATTAGAGGCGTAACAATAGCCTTTTTCATTTGCTAAGGCGGTTAGTTCGCCGTACATTAATTTTTCGTTAGCCTTTAAATTTTTAGAATATCGTACCTCTGCCGGAATAACGGCATAATAGTTTTTCTTGTTTTCCATTTTGAAAAAATATTTTTACAAATTTAACTGATATTTTAAAGAATCGCAAAATTTTCTTAGTTCTTCAAAGATTTTTTTAAAATCCTCTAAAGGTATTTCGCTATCCTCGTACTTGTACCAAAGCAACTCAATCAGTAGATCAAACTCTACTCGTGTTGATTTTCCGATATAACTATAATTAGTTATTTTATCTGTTGTTGAACTTTGTGTATATCGAACTTTTTGTTTTTCAGCGTCAAAGTAAATGGTTTTATATTGCATTTTTTTTTAATTTTTAAAGTAATTATCGATAGCTTCTTTACAATCGTCAAAGTTATTTAACCAAATAGCCTCCCAATTGCATTTTTCAAGCCATTTAAGCCATTCTTTTTGCTTTGGGGTAGGTTTGTTATACTTATATTTTAATTCTATCGCTAAACCGCTTCTTTTTGAGTTTGGCGTAAAAATAAGTAAATCAGGAATACCCGGCTTTGTGCCAAGATATTTTAATTTGTATTGTTCAAAAGGCGACCTTTTACCCTCATTCATTGGGTGCGTAAAAATTGCATCAGGATATTGCATCTGAATATAATTAATTACGGCCCTTTGAAGTAAATCCTCGCCCTTTAAATACTTTTGATATGGATTTGCCCTAGCCATTAAATTGCGTTGTCTAAAACTCCTATAATGTGCCTAATCTCAGAGCGCTCTAATTCTGCAAAAAACAATTTTCCGTCTTTTATTAAACTTACTTTGTAATGGTCTTTTTTTGCTTTTTCAATTTTTATTTCTAATTCGTCCATAGTATAGATTTTTTATTTTCTGTTAATGTTTTAGTTGTAATTATATCATCTGCTTCAAATTCAGCCAATAACTTTTGTTTTTCTCTTTTGTCTAAATAATCGTTCCTTTTTTGTCTAAGTCTTTTTAACTTAATTAAAAGAATATTCATTTCACTTTCAATATCAGAAATTACAACCTCTTGATTCGCCATAAAAAACATAGCCTCGATTCTTCTATACATTTCTTTAAAGTGTGGGTCATACCTCAATAAGTCTTTTGCCGTTCTAACGTGATGAACTACTGTTGCGTGATTCATACCCAAAAAACTACCGACCTTTGCATATCGAAACCCTTTAACTTCATAAAAAGCAATCAAACAAAATATTTTTTTAACATCGACAACATCTCTAATTCTACTTTTTGAAGTAGGATCAAACTTTAAATTTCTTATAATTAAGTTTCTTAATAATTCTAAATTTTGTAACATATAATATTTTATAAAATTAAACTTCCATCCTCAGAAAATTCATTCCAGTTATATCCTGAAACTATCCCGGTTTGCTTATATATTTTCCAATCGCCAAACGCTCTCTTCCAACCTCTACGGCCTTGCTCAATCATTTCCTCACTTAATCCGTAAACCTCTACCGAAAAAGGATAGTTAGTTTCAACCGCTATAAATCTAAAATTTTCTGCCGGTATTCCTAACATATCAGAATAAAATGCGCATTGTAAGTGATAACCATATTTGTAAACGTCTCTTTTAAACGCCATTGGAGCATTATCTTGGCACGTTTTAACATCACTAATAAAGTTCTCAACTCTATTTAAACAATCAGGCCTTACTCTAACTTGCAAACCTTCGTGTTCTAAATAATGCGACAATTCAATTTCGCCTTTGCAATATTTTTGTGCTAAATCGTGATTTCTAAAGTTGTTAAGAATCGCAGTTATTTTTTGGTGTTCATCAAATCCAACTAAGGATTTTCCTTCCGCTTTTTCTTGCTCCATTGCAAATTGCTCTTTTCCCGCCTTTGTACGTCTGTCAATCTTTGGCATTACGTGAAAGTCTTTATAGTACAATTCAGGCTCTAGCATTGCGCAATGTACCGCAGTACCCAACGCCATTGCAGAGGATTCAAAAGGTTTTTGATTTAAAAAGTGATATACTGATTTTTTAAATATTGCTTTTAAACCCGATGCGCTTATTCCTGGCGATGAATGATAATTCTCGTTAGTATCAAATAACGCTTTTACTTCTTTTTGTTTTGTCTCCATTTTTCTATAATCTATTATCACAGATATAATCTGTTTGTTCTTTTAAAATTTGTTGTAGTTTTTCGTTTTGTTTTCCTAATTTTTTGTTTTGTTTCTGCAACGCCTCAACTTGCATTGTTAAAAATTTAATCAATTCTTTTTCCATAATTTAAGATTTTAAATGTTAATATTTGCCTAAATTAAAAAAATACTTTCAATTAAAAAAATAATTTATAAAAAAAAGCGATTCCAATTTGAAACCGCTTATTCATTTTTGCTTGTCAATTACCTAAAATGGTAAATCATTTACTGGAGCTGCCGCTTGTGCTTTTTGCTCAGTTTGTGCCTCCGGTTTCCAAGTATTAACAGAAACAGAAACATCCTTTCCGTATTGATCAGCCTCTTTTTTATCGCTGATATTTAGCTTTACATACTTTTTTCCTTCATATTCAAAAATATGTTCTGCCGGTAGATTTGACAGATTAATTGTTACGGCTCTAAAAGTTCCGTACTCTCCTTTTACTTGTTTACCGCCTCCGCAGTAGATTGTCTCTTTACTCATTGTTTTACTATTTTAAATTAAACTTATTTACTATTTGTTCTCTGTAAACTTTTTTCATTTTATAAGAAATTAAAACCTTTTCGGCTTGGTCTTTTGTACCCTTTAAAGTTGCGTTTAGTTGTGATTCATTTAGCCACTCTCTGTCGTCTGACTTTTGATTTGTAACGGCGTTTTGAACTTCGTTTGCAGATGCTATGGAAGTATCTATTCCGATACCCAAATAACCTAACGCCCTACCTAAAGCGGAGGTAAATCCATTCTCTACAAAAGAAGTTTTATTTATGTAACTAGAATCTCTGTATTCTTGTGCGTGTGCTGATACAATAGGATCTCCATTAGAATCATAAATTGTTACTTTAAAAATTCCTTCAGTATCATCAATACTTACAATATCCTCTTTAATTCCAAAGCCTTTAAATTCATCTCTAGTTCTAAAATAAATTAATCGCTCATTAACTGTGATGTACTCTTTTCCTTTAATGTTTATTGTTTTCATAAAATTTAAAAATTTAAGGTTAATTCTATTCCATTCAAATTAAATTCAGCGCCTTGTAATATTGACACTTCATTAATTGTAAACGATTTCGGATTTTGTAAACGTGATTTTAGTGTTGGCATTGTGCAATTTAGCAATCTGCAAACATCATAACGCTTTAGATTTAGCCGTTTCATTTCGGCTTTAAAGTTGTTTTCAAACATATTTTCTATTTATTTTGTTACGCAAAAATAAAAAAAAACTTTCAAATAAAAAAATTATTTTTAAAAAAACCGCCGAATAACAAAGTTGTTAAACGACGGCTGACAAACAAAACAAAAGAAAAAAGTTTAATTTATTATGCTAGTTGTTGGCGTATCGTCATCATTGTTTGGTAAATGTGATACAACTTTAAACTCTGCATTTTTTACGTTATAAGTAAGGCCATCAATTATTGTAGTTTGTGGATCAAACTCATCAGTAGAAAAGTAACACCATAGTTTATTATGAATAGACATCGGCTCTCTTTTTAAGTTTCTAAAAGTTCCGGTATATCTTGTAACAAAATTTCTGTAATCGTTTGCTATATTTCTACCTAAAACAGTCATTAAATCAATACTATTTGGTTTAAAAGTAGCTGAAGGATTTGCCTCTCTAGTTCTATAATATCCCGCCTTTTGGTCAGGTATTCTATTGACTTTTTTAATGTTAGTATTTACCCCTACATTAGTAAGTTTAGAAATAAAGGTTTGGTCTGATTGGTCTGCTGACGTTTTAGATTCTAATATTTGCATATTGTCATAATACGTTGTATCATAATCAGCGTCAGAACATTGCGTATTGTAAATAGTGAATTTTATTGTTGCAGTTGTAGCAGAGCCAACATTTAAATCAGTATCATTTAAAGCAATATTTAAATCAAGCCATTTATTTGTCGTTGTTGTTGTAATTGTATTAACTCCGGCGTAGGTTGATGAAAATTTACCACTTGCAGCATCCCAAAAATATCCGGTACTTCCTAAAACTGTGTTTATTGAATAACTAAACGAGTTTGAAATATTTATTGTTTGTGAATTTAAAACACTTATGTAGTATTTTAATTTACAAGTAAAATCTGCATATTTAACCTCTTGCGGATTAAAAAAACCACTTTCAAAACTAAACATTTGAGTAAATCCAGTAGTCGGTGCAATGTCTGTTAATTTCATTGAACGCCTACCTTTAAAAGATATTTCATCAGTTGCTATTTCTGAAAAGTATGGAATAGAAGTTATTTCAAAAGTTGCATAAACTCCAAAAGGATCATCAAAAGGAATGTTTATGATATCGCCAACTAAATAATTTTGACCATTATTTACAATAGTAAAAGATTGAACACTTCCACCGCTAATAATTGCATCTACTATCATACCCGTTCCACTTCCTCCGGTTGTATTATAGTTTCTTCTGCCATCAGGAAAAAACCCACTACCGGGATTTGTTAATGTAAATCCGGGCGACGTTGCAGAATCCTCTATGACATCAAAGCCATATTTACCATATTCAAAACCTGAATTGTAAAAGGCGTTTTTAGTCTTTAAATAACTTCCAATGATATGAACTTCAGATGCCGGTTGTAAAAAATCCCTTGTTAATGTGTTTCCGGTTTCTTTTAACTCTGTTTTGTTACTGTAAAGAACTTGTTTTCTTTCTGTTCCAATAGTAGCACCTAAATAGTCATACTTTCTATAATCAATATATTCCTCGTATGTGCTTTGTAATTGAGTAGTTATTTTTTCTCTTATTGCAGTTGCGCTTGTACCTGACTGCACCTTGTTGTAAATCATATCTTTGACGTAATAATCAAAAATATTAGTTACCTCAACAATATACCATTTGTTATAAGATTGGTATATTCTTAAATTAAATTGTTTTAGTAAAAGTTCAAGTTGTTGTTTTGCATTTAGCAAACCATAGTCTCCGGTCATTTCATCAAATCCAACATCTAGAGTTGTAATTTCTTCAAAATTGCTAGTTGTTACCGGGCTAAAAGTTCTGTATTTTATATCAGATGCTATGTAAATATCTAGATCTAAATCTAAATTTTGCAATATTTCAGAAATACGTTGAAGATTTGTTTTACTTACCGGTGTATTATCGTTGTTATAACCTATTACGCTATTAAAATTGTTTAATGTACCTAAGCCATCAAAAGCGTTAAAACTTACCGCAAATGGCTTTGTAGTCATTTTTTCTTTATACCTATCTACAACTAAAAAACCTGACCAATATTCTGTCCAATTTGGAATGTCATTTATTGTTATTTTATTGTATAAACATTGTATAGATTCAAAAGAGCCTCCGTCGTCTAAAACCTTACGCCTAAAACTTGTAGAGGTTGTTAAATTTGCATCAATAGAATTATCAACGCATTCAATAGATTCTGTACTTCCTCCGTCATCTGCAACTCTATTTACATAAGTTCCGGTTTGTGTTTGATTGTAGTAAATAACTACTTTGTACTCTCGTTCATCGAACTTATAAAAATCATCATAAGAAACGTCGTCGGTAACAAATAAATTTAATTGACATTTTGAGCCTATAATTGGGCTATAAAAATCGTTAGTTGATTGCCAAGATATTGAAACCGGATTTGCGCCTCCAATCATTGGAAGAACATCGCCGGTATAATCTTTTTTTAATATTTCTATTTTTTTTCCAAATCCTAAAACATCGGAAAACTCTAATCTGTATTTTACGCCGTATGCCATTGTTTTATTTTAGTAAACTCTTCCCGCAGTTTCGTTTGCTCTTTCTATTGCAATCAATAAATCTTGTCCATCAACTCTAACCTCTCCAGTTACGTTTATATTTCCGCCATTACTAGATTTACCAATAATAGATTGTAATTTATTTAGTGGCGCTATAACTTCAGGATTTTGTCTTGCACCTGGATATTCGCCAACTAATCCCATTGTCGGGCCGCTTATAATTCCACCATTTGCAAAGGAAGTAAATCCACCTCCTGAATTACCTCCGGCATAACCACCGACAGACGATCCCATTGCTCTACGACCTCCCGCCACCGCCACCGCCTTGAACTATTCCGGCAGTATTTTTTATCATAGTACCAACCGCAACCAAAGCAATACCCGCTGCGATTGCCGTAAAAGGATTTTTAAAAGATAATTTTATAGCTTTCATTGCAATACCTATCTGTATTGCGGCTTTTCCTAACTGTATGGCGATACTTCCAATAGTTCCAAGTAATAAACCACCTAAAGCATTAACTAAATTACCGCCAGTTGAAATAGCATTTCCTAGAGCCGCTCCGATACCTTGTGCTAAATTATTTAATCCTCCGGTCATAATTTGACCAATTCTTTGATTAAATGCTTCCGCTTTTTGTAAAGCATCTAATTTTCCTTGTGCAAAAACGGCTTGTTGCTCTGCAAATGCTTTTGGCATCCTTGCAGTATCAGCCTCAATCATATTGCTAATCGGAGTTTGTATTCCCGCACCGCTAATTCCTTCCATTGCAGAGGTTGCCATTGGTCTTGTTGCAATACCACCTCCACCGCCAACATCTGTTGCAGTATCAGTTCCGCCACCACTAACCGCCATTTCAACCGGAACAACAATTTTTGCGATTGTTTTTTGCTTAAGCGCTTCATTAAAATTATCTACGACAGAACTACCTAAAATTGATGCGTCTGTTTTAATTGCATCAAATGCAGCGGTAATGTTGTCTTTTATGCCTTTTGCAGCATCGGTAAAGCCTGATTTTATTTTTTCAGCATCAAGCGTAAAAATTCCCATTATTATATCGCCAATTCCTCCTAAAACACTAATTACGTTTTTTGCCGTAGTTTTTAAGATTGTGACTAATGTAGAAAAGACAAACTTTCCAACGGCTAACATATTTTTGAAATTAGCTATTAATGAATTTACCGCTAATTGAATAGGTAATGAATTATTGTATAAGTCAATAAAATAGTTTCCTATTTTTACTAAAGCGGATTTTATACCCGCCCAATTTTTATAAATTACAACTGAAATTGCAGTTAATCCGGCAATAACTAAACCAATCGGGCCCATCATAACTGTTAAAGCCGTTCCGATAGCCGGTGCCAAAGTAACTAATGTTCCTAAAATATAAAGTACTGGGCCTAAAGCCGCAGCGATACCCGCAAATATTACTATTAGTTTTTTTGTTGTTGGACTTAATTCAGCAAATTTTTGCAATAAGCCGTTTGCAAATGATACTAATTTAGTAAATACTGGCAATATAACTTGACCAAACTTCGCAGATAATTCTTTTAAAGATTCTTGAAATATTCTCATTTGGTTTGCAGCGCCTCCGCTTGTTCTACTAAAATCGCCCTGAGCATTTGAGGTTGCCTCCATTATAAACTTATAACGCAACGCAATTTTTTGCGCTTGTGTCATTGTTTTTATATTAGCGTTCATACCATTTCTTAAAGCAAAACTTTTTAAGTTTGCCTCAGTCATAACAATACCTAATAACTTTAAAGATTCAGTATTTCCAGTAAAAACTCCCGCTAATGCGGTTGTCGCTTGGTCAATTCCTATATTTTTGAATGATGCTAAATCTCCGGCTAAACCAACCAAAGACGTACTCATATCAGATGCAGCACTTTGATTTAATCCCATTGAGGTAGCCATATCGCCGAACAAGGCGGCCATATCTAAAGCGCTACCCTCCGCAATACCGAATTGCTTTAAAGTAGTTTTTGCAAAGTCTTTAACCTCTTTTTTAGATTTACCAAAGGCAACATCTACTTTGTTCATTGATTCTTGAAAATCACTTGCAAATTTAACTGCTGCGCCACCGGCAACGGCTAAAGGTAGAGTTAAACTTAATGAAAGTTTTTTACCGGTGCTTTTCATAGCCTTTCCAAAAACAGAGGCTTTTCTTTCTACTTCTGAAAAAGCATCTACTAACTTTTTAGCATCACCGACAATTTTAACTCTTAATGTTTGATCTGACATAAATATTTAATATAAAACAAAAATACAAAAAAAAAGACGCTTTTATTTTAACGTCTTTTTATTGGTCATTGATTGATATTTTACCATAAAAGCATCCATTTGCTCTTTTGTAGATTTAGGCTCTGCCCTTTTCTTTTTTCTTGCAATATCGCTTGGTAATTGAAATAAATCTTCAGGCTTTTAACATCTGAGATTTTTTCTCACATTGCACATTATGAATCATTACTGCAATGTAACGAGTTTGCTCCCAATTTAAATTAATATTATTATGATAGTGTTGGGCGATTAAAGCATTTTCCCTCCAAGTTTGCCGCCAAAAATCGTCAGGCTTAATTCCAACTAATCCAATATAATGGTCAGTTAGGCTTTCAAAATTTACTTCTTCTTTGACGGCTGACGCTTTCCCTTAGTTTCAGTTTCGCCATTTAAACTATTACCTAAAATTTTAGATTGTAGCATTACCTCAACAATCTCATTAATTTTTTCGGCGTCTAATTCATCCAACCAAGCGCCAACAGTAAATAAATTATAATCTATTTCGTTTCCGTTTTCTTGGTCGTTTGCTAAGATTGCAGAATAAACTAAGGCTCTTAATCCTTTTATTGATATTCCGTCTTGAAATGCTCCGCCAATGTCTTGTAGTGAAATTCCTAATTGCTCGGTAAATTCCGACCAAAAATTCATTGAAAAATGTAGAGTTCTGTTTTTGTTACCGACTTTGATGTCAATGTAACCTCTTTTTTTGTTTGTCATTTTTTAAGGTTTAAAATTAATGTAAAAAAAAGCCGTCGCCAAATATTGACGGCGGCCTATATAATAAAAACTAATTATTATTAGTTAGTTGATTTTGTGATTGCTCCGGTAATAGGTTAAAGATCCGCTATAAGTAACGGCAGCTTCCATTTCAGCAGACATTTCAACACTTGATAAAAATGCTTCAGCAGTATAGACTGCGTCTCCAGTTTCAGCAGTTCCAAATACGCAAGTTAATTGAGTTCTAGCTAAAAGAAAATCAGCCATCTCAATAGCATTTGACGCATCGTCATATACTACTAATCCCTCGAAAGAAATCTCTCCTCCTTTTACGCCTCCGATATACTCAGAAAATCCGTTTGAATCTTTAGTTGTAGCTTCCGGCGTGTCCATTGATAAAGACATTGAACAACTTGTAGTATGTCCAACTGTAGCACCTTCTACTGTTAAAATTAAGTTAGTTCCGTTAAATACTCCGGTTGTAGCCATTTATGTAATTTTTAATATTATTATATTTTGTGTAAATATACGAAAATATTTATTTATCAAAATAGTTCAATTTATAGATACTATTATTTTATTTTTTTATTATTTCGTTTATTCTTTTGATGTCTTTTCTTAATCTTTCCCTTTCGAGTTTCCATTGTAGTATTTCACTTTCTAAAACTCTAATATCAGGAAAAACATATACGTTCTGATTGTGTCTAATTCCTTTTATATCGCCTTCTACTTCTTTTATTCTGTTTTCGAGTTGTAAGTACATATAAACGGCAGTTCCTACACCCAAAACTATTTGGATAAGCCATTTGATGTTAATTGATAAATTACTATTATCGTTTAACTTTGTCATTTATCTTGCCTTTTATAAAGTAGAATATCTCTTTGCCTAAAAGACCAAAGAAACCTCCGACAAGTCCAACCAAAGCCGCTTGATATAATCCCATTAAAGAAACTGAAGAAACAGTAGTAAATAACCAACCACCAAAAAAAGATATTTTGCTATCCAAATCCAAGATATTAAATTTTGTGTGAATCGTAATCTAATCCATAAAAAGAATGTACTCCGTTACCTTCGATATCAACTGCATAATCTTCCCAACCTTCAGGATGATCTACCGATGTAACCGCCGGAGTTACTATCATACCTTCTTCATCTAAAACTGCCTCTTGTTCTATTGTAGTAATATCTGAATCATCCCAACAAACGTCAATATGCCAACCTTCTGATAATACTGGAGCAGTTACTTCTTCTCCTTCTTCGTCATATTCCCCTTGTTCAAGAACAATATTTCCTAGTTGTACAATAGTACTTTTGTGAGTTGGATATTCGTTTCCATCTTCATCAGTTGCAGTTCCAAGAGCATCAATTTTACTTTGTGCTTGTTCTCTTGAATCAAATTCGTATTTTGCTATTCTCATTACTTATTTATTTTAACTTTCGGTTATAACTATTAGTTATTATATTATCTGTATAGTTTTTTTAATTTTCTTATCTTATTGTGTTTGTTATGTAAAGATTTACCCTTTTTCTTATCATAGGTGTAATTGTTACACTTGTGTTAATGCTGCTAATTCTTGGTCTGTTAATGCGGTGTTATAAAGTTTTAAATCTTTTAATGTAGATGTTTCACTTCTTGTGCCAGTATAATTCTCTAAATTCATCTTATTTACAGACGGAACTACAACACTTGTATCAGTACCTCCATATTGAACTCCATTTATAAAAACTTTTGCTTCATTAGATTTATAAGTGATAGCAATTTTCATATTACTACTTACAGTTACGTTTGTGTTTATTAAAGAAGATATACTTCCAGACGCTTTTATTTGATTTCTTATATAACCATTACTATCAGCATAAAATAAAATCCTATTATTACTCGTTCCATCTGACAATTCAACAAAAACATCGTCAATTGCTTCAGAAGGTATGCTTCCTAATTCAGCATACAAAACTCCCTCTGTTTGTCCTATAACACCATCTGGTACAGTTTGACTACAACTATCAGTTAACCTCGTTACTGCACTTCCACTATTAGATTTAATATAACTTGTTGGAAAAGAGCCTTCTTCTACTTGTGCACCCCAAGCATAAATCGCTCCACCAACCACTGAATTAGATATAGAATTGTCATAATCTACAACTGCAATCTGAATATATGAATTTGTTATAGTTGCATTCATAGTTATTGAGCAACGATACCAACCGTTTCCATAATCCTCTATTTTAGCATCCACACCACTTTCCACAGTTCCTATTGTTCCGTTGCTTAAATTAAACCAAGCAGCCATTGCAGAACCATTATTTTTAAGTAAACCAACCCATTCTTGAGTTCCTTTTTTAAAAAATACTGAATTAGTGTAAGAAAAACCTATAGTTGTTGCAAATCTCCTATAAAAACCAGAATAATTAGATATAGCAGCGTTTAAAGTGTCAGCATTTAATGTTCCGTTTGGAGATATTAAAGTATTTATTGATGATGTAGCACTTCCGCTTGTAAGCCAATTACTAAAATCTTCACTATAAGTAACTAAATTAGTCCTACTTGGCTCAAGTTTTAAAGCACCTTTAGTATTATTTAAGTAATCTACTCTTGGTTGTCCACTACCTACCTCTTCAATTAAACCATCTTTATTTACTACAGTAGCCTTTGATGCTCTTGAGAAATTAAAGGGCAGTGGCTTATAATTCGAGTTTAAATCATTATAGGCAAGGATAGTATCTTTCTTTCCATACCATTCTCCATTACCAAATTTTAATGTATTCATATTATAATTCGTTTAAGTTTAATTCTGTTACTAATTCGTTTAATGACCTATAACTTGTAAGATATTCTAATTCAAGGTCTGTCAAAATTTCATCGTAGTACGCAATTTCTTTTGTCTTTCCGTAGAAATAATCCCCAGTACCTTGACCATTAGTTAAATTTAATTGTGATAATGTCGATGTAGGATATGTATTACCAGATGAATCAGATAAAACATTAATTCCATTAATCCAAAGTTGAAAATCATTTTGTTTGTATTTAAAAGCAATTTTATTAAAACTAACAATATCACTAGTTATTACAGAATCATTAACTTGAGGTACACCTCCAACCGATAAATAATAGAATATTTTATTGCTACCATTACCATAATAAATAACTAATTGATTTGATGTTGTGCCATCACTTAAAGATATTTGTCTTAATGTCAAATCATCAGTATTCGAAGCAGTATTAGCAAATAGAACACTCCCTCACTATCATTAAACACTTGACTATTACCAGCACCACTTGCAGTTTCAGCAGCACGTTGCATTGATGAGCCATTGGTTGGGATGTAGGATGTAGCGTAGCTGCCTTGTTCTAATTGTGCTCCCCATATTTCAACATCTCTTGCAGTTACTCCTGCGTAAGTATTTAAAGTAACTCTTGAAACACTTGATGAGTTATATTTTTCTAATCTCTGCCAATCGCCGCTTAATGTAAAAATTTCTTCTGCACCATTAGTTCCAAATTGTATTGTTTCGCCAATTGTACCTTTAATATAAATTGTAGCTATTACATTTGATGCACTTACTGTAAGTTCAAGAGATTGATTTGATGAAGAAAAAACACATCTTGTAGAATTAGTTGAGCCATCAGGCGATATACCATAATCCGAAGTTAAACTTGATTGTATTGTGTTCCAATTACTAAAATCTTCTGAATAAGTTACAAGGTTAGTAG